TTTCTGTGGGTTATAGAGAAGTTTTTCTCCATTTTCATCGTTTTTAGCAGTTTGATAAAGGGTAAGGCCAAGAGCATGATCTTCGCCTTTAGCGCCTGTAACTTTAATATTAACTTCAGGATACATTTCTGTAGTACCAACGAAAGGATAATCGGTTTTACCCAAGTAGCTGTTCGTCTGGTAGGTTACAGGATCGTTATCGAAGTTTCCGTCTGATACCTTCACGAAAACGCCAGCATCGCCAGCGCCTGTGTCGGTAGTGCTTGTGAGAACGTCACTGCCAATGACAGAGTACATGTTCACAACATCGTGGTCAGAATATTGTCTGAATGGTAGAATTCGTAATGCCATAATCTATTTTTGTTTATTTTCTAAGAAATTTGAATGTTTTCGCGAGAGAAAGCTGATGCGAACTTATCGCGCAATGAAGGCTCTTGAGAAGCTACAGCTTCGTTAGCATTGGATACTTCCGCATCCACTACTTCAGCAGCGTCGAGAGCGTCTTCGATTTTAACCTCTTCGGTTGAAGCGGTTGAAAGTTTTTTAGCAACTTCTTCATCAATACGAGCTTGAATTTGAGAGTTGAACTCTTCTTGAACCTCTTTATTTTTAGTCTTCCAAAGGATGTCGAGTTTTGAAGCAAATGCCTCATAAGCAGCTTCGTCTCCAAGACCTTTAAGCTCAGAAGCGAGGAATTCACGATCTTGGTCATCAAGTTCGAATTTCTCGTCAATCTGGTCCATACGAGTATTGAACGAAGCAATAGCTTCTTCAGCTTTCTTTTCGTTCTCAAAAGAAACGATTCGCTCACTGGCTTCGCCAAATTTAGCTTCCAGTTCTGCAACCGAAGCTTTGAGGTCTTCATATTCTTTGATCTTTTCTTCTTTCTCCAATTTCTCTGCTTCAAGATCCTTACGGTATTGTTCGTCCCGTTGACGGATTGCATCAGCAAAGGTATCGGTCATAGAAGCTACCGCTTCTTTGGAGAATTTCTTCTCACTAAGAAGATCCTTTAGTTCATTTAGAGTTTTTTCAAGTTCCATATCAATAATGTTCTTTTCGTTGTTTACATTTAAATTACTGTTTTGTGAAATTTTATCCCTTTTATCAGATATAAAAACTTTTTTAGTTTCTTCAGAAGGGGCATACAAACCCTTAACATCTGCAGCTGGGTTCAAAGTGTAAGCGATACCCAATGGGTATATATCTCCTTTGATTAACCTATTTATAGTCTCCCCTTTATCTGTCTTACCATTTCCACCATAGCTCCTCAAAAAGCCCTGCATTTCCGATATCTCTTCAGGGTCAGAGATAATACGCGCTTCGCTCAAACGATCACTCCCTACTGCTAAAACATAATCATTGAAACCCACCTCCCAGCTAGCAGATACTTTCTGATATTGTTTGCTATTTTCGTCTAATGATTTCTCAACTAAATTAGTAAAACTAGAGTTTATAGTCTTATATAAAACAGCCCCAAGAGCTATATTAAAAGGCTCTTTCATAGAAGCTGCGGTTTCTTCTTCTATAAGTTCGCTAGATTTGTAGTCACTGTAACCAGCTGAAACAATATGGCCCACAACTTTTTGTTTATCATGCTCGATATTAGTGGGTTTATGAATAAACTTATTAGTGTATTTAACAGCGGTTGCCGCATCCATACCATCACCATTCTTATTGAATTGATTTATGACGGCAGCATTAAAAGCCACACCCATAAGATCTACATTCTCATTGTAGTCTATCTCTTTTGGGATGAGAGGCTCTAAGTTTTTTAGAGAAGCCTCTGAAATAAACGAAGCTTTATTTATCTCACAAGATAACAGCGGAGCTTCGAAAGTCGCGGTATATTTGTAATCCATATTTACTCAGAGTCTTTTTTGTTAGCTATGTCAGTTAAAAGATTAGCATAGCTTTTTTTAGGTTTCTTCTCTTTACTCTCTGACTTTTTCCCTTTTTTGCGTAAAAGTTCAAAATCCTCCTTAGTTACTTTACCATCTTTGTTCTTATCGAGAGCAGCTTTCTGTTTTGGAGACATTCCCGCTTCAGATTCTTTTATCATCTCTTTATGCTTCTTCATAAACGATGCGTGATCGGGGCCAGCCATATAAACAACTTTTCCATCTTTCCCTTTATGCGAGTGGACACCAGTAAGCCCCATTTTCTTAGCGTCAGCCAAAGCCTTATCCTTAGAATCAAAATAGTGCTTATCGACATCTGGAGAACCATAACTAGAATATTTCTTCTTTTTAGATTGACTTTCTTTGTTTTTATCTCCGCAATGCATCGCTTCAGATATATCTACTTCGATACCGTTTTTTGTATACTTAAAATTATTCTTCATGGCTGTGATATAGAATTGCTGCTGGATAAGTCTCTAATGAATGCTGAGATGATATATCTAAAACTTCCTTTAAAGTACCTAAATCTTCAATTTTGTTAAAATCTTTTACACATGATTCAAGGGTTTGGTCCCAAGATTCTTTAAGCTGTGAGCAGACTATAGACTCACATAGAGTCGAAAGGGTTTTTTCTTGCGCTTCGTTAAGTTCTTTAACTTTTAAATGAGAAGCCATTTTCGCCTTAGAGTCGTGTATAAAACTATCGATAGAATATATGGTTTCTTGAATATTAGCCCTAGAGTAAGTAGCATTAGCTAGAGGAATACCAGTAGTTCCCTCTGGCCTACCACTTTCTTTTCTTGGGCCTGATGGACTGCCTGAAGGGTCAAATACAGGCACTCCACCAACTAGGGGGTTGAAATGCCCCTTTTCGCGTTCTTCAAGAAATTCTTTTTGAGCTGGCTCTAATTTATCGGGGTCTGGGAACTTTCCATTGTGGAACATTTCCATTCCTTGTTTAGGGGTAATGATGCCCAACTCCATAAGCCGAGTAGAAGCCCTCATTAGTTGCACTTCATCCCTCATATCGATATCCTTCATTTTAGCTTCAGGCCAAGAGCGGAAACCTAAATCTTTCGCGATCCTTTTTATCTCTTTGTTTAAGAAATCATTTAAGAACCCATGTCGAGACTCTTGGAGCCTATCAATAAATATTTGGGCTTTGACTTGAGTAGCATTGAATTTTTCTTCTCCAACTACAATGTTTTGTAGACCTTGTTTAATATCCTCATTAAGTATTTGATACTTTTCAGGCCCAAGTACTAAATTTAACTCAGGGATAATAAATTCAGCTTTTGTGGTATAGTCAGAAACTAAAACCCTCCCCACACTTTCATTTTTGAATAGGTTCTGCATAGCAGCCATATTGTTTGGGTTAACCCCTCCCTTTTCTGGATCTGCACCCATAGTTATAAGTAAAATAACATTTTCTACTGTGCGAGTAATGGATTGATCCATTTTCTTCAATTCAAGCTTCGCGTTGATATCATCAAGTACTGGGAACCCAAATGGTATGGCAAAAGGCTCATAATCTTGTTTCTTGTAGAAAGAGAAAGAAAGCCTCTGAGGATCTAGGTCTATGCTGATGCCGTTGTTATTAAAAGATCCTGTCCTAATAGACTGTTTGATTTCATCATCTAGAGCGTTAAATATATCTATATCCTCTTCTGTTTGTGGATTGGCTAGTCGAGCAAGCTCATATTCAGATAACACCTTCTGATATACTCCTCCATAAGTAAAAGTCGTCGCCCTCTTAGCTATGACATCATATGGATTAAGCAAAATATATTTTAAAGGGATTTTATTAGTAGAAGTCCCAATCGTCCCTACTTGATTAATAAGTCTAGCATAATCATCAGCTTTAAATTTTCCGTCTACACGGTAAAGGAAAACATTACCACTACGATAATACTCTCTAAAATATTGATCTTTGAGGGCTATAATGTTAACTTTTTTAAACCATTCGTAAAAGAACTCCCTGCTCTTTTTAGAGCCACCTTCTAAGTAGATATCAGTGTTGGTGAACTCTGACATAATATCTATTGCGTTTCGGAATACAGCTACGTTGCAATAAGCTTTTTGACAAAGTTCTATAGCATCTCTGCAGGTAATGCCCTCAGAAGAGTATTCGTAAGGTAGTAACCCTGAACGGATACTTGAATATCGATTATG